CGCCACGTGGCCTGCCCAATCTTGCTTCGTCTTCTTCATGCTTGCCTTTCCATCTGAATTTAGATGGCCAAAGCATCGCGTCTTTGGATTCAGGTTACAAGTCTGGGGTTCATGGAGCGCTTACTGTGAAGCCGAGAAAACTCCTCGGCATTCGCACTGGTGCCGGTATCGAAAACCACCTTGGTGCGTTGATTCATCGCGCAATGCGTGATGTGCTTCGGCCATTTCTTGAGACGTGGCAAGCCGATTATCGCTTCTGGTGGGAGAACACCAGCGACAAGACATTGCCCCCTTTCGAGCGACAAAAGGCATATCCGAAACTAAACGACATGATTTCTCAGTGGAGTGACGTTCGAGCGATCATGCGCGCCATCCAAGATGAATTGGTGAGCATGTACAAGCTGGTCGACGTAACCAAGTTGGCCTGACTGCAGGCATCAACCATTCAGACGAACATAAAAAAGGAACAAGAATGCCCGTATTCATCTCACACAAAAGCGTTGATAAGCCAGCTGCACTTGAGATAGCCAGCTACCTGCGTGCGCGCGGTGTTCAGTCGTATGTTGATGTCCTTGATCCGCAACTGCAGTCAACAGATGACATTACCTCCGTGATTGTGACGCGAGTCCGTCAATGTACCCACCTGATGGCGGTCACTTCTGCCAATACTGTTTCCTCCTGGTGGGTGCCCTTTGAAATCGGAGTCGCGACTGACCAAGACAGGAGAATCAGCACTTACACGCTTGAGGCAACGAATTTGCCGGATTACCTGAAGAAGTGGCCTGTTTTGAAAAGCAAGGCACATCTGGATCAATTCATCGATCTCTATCAGCGTGACAAGGTTGTAGCTTTCAGCGAGAGCACCGCAGCCCGAACCGTGACCTCTGCCGACAACTTCCACCAGAGCCTGAAAAGCAGGATCGGTCAGTGAGCATTTACGCCAGTTTTTGACTTCTGATTTTTACAATGACAGCACCAAAAGTATTTCTGAGTCATGCCAGCGAAGACAAAGACCGCTTCGTAGTGGATTTCGCACGACAACTACGTGAGAGTGGCGTTGACGTATGGCTTGACCAGTGGGAAATGAAGCCGGGCGATAGCCTGGTAGACAAGATTTTCGAGGAAGGGTTGAAGGATGCGCGCGCAGTAATCATTGTTCTGTCGACTATCAGCGTTCAAAAATCGTGGGTACGGGAGGAGCTAAACGCTTCGGTCGTAAATCGCATCAGTCGCGGTACAAAACTTATACCGGTCGTCATCGACGAATGTGACGTACCAGAAAGCCTTCGATCCACCGTATGGCAGAAGGTGGACAGACTCGACGACTACAGCCAGAGTTTGCAGCGCATCTTGTCTGCAATCTTTGAGACCAACGACAAACCCGCCATCGGCAAGCCGCCTGCGCGATTTACCGGTACAGAGCCGCTGATTTCCGGATTAACACGCGTCGACGATTTGGTCTTGCGTGAAATTGCGCGCCTTCAAATTGAACAGAACAACGGGCTTGTGACATTTGACCAAATCTGCGCAGAGCCAACATTGACAGAAATTCCTCAGCAGGAGTTGCTTGACTCACTTGAAATTTTGGGACAGAAATATCTGATTAAAATTTCCTACGTTTTGAGCGCTCCTATGTCTCACGTCGTACTTACGGATTTCGGTTTTCAGCAATTTGCAGACGCATATGTTTCTGACTACAACGAAGTCGTTGCAAGGATTGCTGCGTTGCTTGTCAACGAGAACGTATGCGAGAACGAAGAATTGGCTTCTCGCATCCAAAGGCCCGTCGGCTTTGTCGATTTCGTCCTTAGCCTGATGGAGAGCAACGACCACATCAAGGTGTCAAAATTTATTGGTGGGCAGTCGCATGTTTTTCAGATTTCGCCTTCTTTGAAAAGGGCATTGCAGCAAGCGTGATTCGCTCTTTGCTTCAAATGACAATGGTATTCATGAAAGCAAGCGAATTTCACCATCGCGACGAACGACCAATCCTGGCAATATTCGTCCGCCCCCGTAAACCCAACGACGCAGTTCAAGTCCTGCAGCGGCCCAATTACGCTGATTAATCCGTCGTCGGAGCGTTGATGTCTGCAACCGCCCTGCGCCAAGGTTAAACGTGAAATCGACGATAGCTGCCAGCCGTGGCTCTGGCTCGGTTGCCAGCACAGGGCAATACCGTAGTGTGGCGGTGAGCGCCGTCATCAAGTCTTGGGCAAGAAACACCTCGGCTTCAGCCTCAGAGATCGGCGGGTGGTCTGGCTTGCAAAGATGCCCAAACCCCACAGTCCAAAAACCGGCAGGACAAATATAGGGATGGGCTCGGCGCAAATGGTCATTTTTCGGCACCCTGTGAAAGCCCTCAAACCGTTTTGCCAGATCCACAGCTGCTTTGGGTACCGCAATCACGACCGACCCCGATCAAAAACCCGTCCTAAAAACCAGAAGTTCAGCACCCCAGCCCAAAGCGCTTGATCTGCCTCCGACCACGCAGCCAACACCGCAGCACCCCAGCCAGCCCCAGCGTTCAGCGCTGCAATGAACGCCACCGTCTTGGCCGCACAGTACAACGCCATCAGCCAGTACGTGATGATTGGCCGCACGCTTGACGACAGCGCATCAGCCCACCAGACACCGGTTTTCTCGCCCTGGGTGCGCACCGCGTCACGCAGTGCCTCAATGGCACCGGTGTTCCAGGCCGCATCGGCTTGTGAGCCGATTTCAGCCATGCGCTGCGCACCGCGAATCTTCTCAAACTCCAGGGCCTTGTCCTGCATCGCCAATTCGTGGCCACGTTCGCCCTTGCGATCCAGCCATTTCAGAAACTCTGGAGCCAGTCGAAACGCTCCACCCAACAATCCACCCAGCAATGTTTCGATCATTGGGCACCACCGAACAATTTGAGTTTGATCAGGGTGCCGGTCAGGATCGCCATCACCAGCCCGGTGACTACCATCTTGATGATGGTCAGGCCAGCAGTCTTCTTGGCTTCATTGAAGGCGTCGAGGAGATTGCGCAGTTCACGTATGTCGTGAGCAGCGTCCTCTCCATCGAGGCCCACCCCATGCAGGGCGTGACGCGCACCCTTCTCAGCCGCGCGCTCGAGCATTTGCTCAAAGTCTGCCTGCGGCATCGTGACCGTTTTACGTCGTTCAATTGATGTGTCTTCCATTTTTCATGCTCCAAAAATGCGAAACCCGCCAGATGCGCGTGATGCACACCGAAGCGGGTAACGGGTTAAAAAAGGTTAAAAATTGTTTTCAGTCGGGGTCAGATTTCAATGATTTCCAGACTCAGATTGGGTGCAACGGCTTCCAGAACGCCATCGCGCACAAAAACGCGCGCACCCATGCTTGCGCTGCCCCTTGCCCTGACCGTGCCACCACCGGGCAACTGAACCGTGACAACGCCGTTACCAATCTCAGACACGGTACCGACCTGTAGCGGTGGATCAGACAGCAATTGCTTGAACTGCTCGTAGACGTTATGCATAGGTCTGCACCCCCAAGGTCTGCCAGACCTCCGGAAACCCGGCCTGGACTTGGGTGGATCGCACCAGCCCGATGCGGTCGATACCAGCGTCGCGGTACTGAACAAAGGCACCGGGCTCGATGATTCCGGTTTCAACCAGCACCGGCAGATTCAAACTGATCTCGATCTGCCGACCGGTGTCACTTAAAACTGCCAGTCCACGCTGGCGGGCAACTACTGCCTCAGCTATCAGGGCATCCACCACCATCGGTGCCAACAGGTCGCCAGCGGTCCCAGACCGGGTGACCTGCGCCAGCACTCCTGCCTCCTGGCCAGAGACAAACACCCGGTTGTATGACGGCTTTTCCAACCAGCGTAGGGACTCTTTTTCCACTGCATCAACTGGCAGAACAAAGTTTGGGGTCACTGCCGCCCACTCCCAGGGTGCGACCGGATACCGGTGGCGCACGCGAATCGTTTGATCTCTGGGGTGTGGCAGCAGATAGCCCCCGGCTGCCCCGGCAATGACACTCAAAGCCTCAATCCATGTCCCCTGGTGCGAAAACACCCCGGCTGGCACGTTCCAGTCGGTCAAACCCCAGTCCAGATTCCAACCCATAGGCACACCGTTGATGGTCAACACGTCATCCATCAACTGGCGTGCCGTTCGCGCCTGTGAGTTGGTAAACGTCATCACCGGCGCATAGGGTGCGGCCAACACAGCATTCCGGCCTCGGCCAGTCACTCGAATGCTGGTCTGCCCAAAGCTCCGCTCGCGGCTGATGTTTTCAGCAAGGACTGCAAAAGTGGTGCCGTTCACAGTGGCCAGCAGTTCCACCACGCCAGCGCCGTTTGGTTCGATCAGACTTTGCGCACTGTGCGGCAGCACGGCATCAAATCCCCAAGCCCAGGAGGATGCATCAAGAGACAGGGACAAACTGTTGACCGGGACATCCACCCAGTTGGATGCCCGGCGCAGACTGACATCATTGATCACAAAGTACACCTTTCTGACCGCAACGGTCACAACGCCGGTTGGCGGTTCTTCTGGAAAATCACACTGGCGAGCACCAAAGATCAGCATGGGTGCCGCCAGTGGCGGACAGGCAAACAGCAAGGCCGTGCCCCAGTACGTCGGATCAATGGGTGGGGTCACCGGGATCAAATGCACACCGGGTCGCGGCACCCAAGCCTCTTGAAAGGCCGACGGCAGAAACCTTTTCAGCGGGATGGCGGCACCCGCATGGCCCGTGTATCCCTTGTTGCGAGGAATCGCGCCAGCCCAAGAGTTTTCGAGCCATGCGCGCCTGTCATGCAACCCATCCTGAAAACGGCCCAAGGCTCGAACGGTTGGCCCACGGTGGCCTTCCTGGAAGGGACTGGTGCTGTTGACACGCCGATCAGCCAAACCGTCCGACCAATTGGCGTGCAGACGTGACCGCGTCGCATATCCATCCTGAAACTGCGATCCAACCTCTCGGCTGGTTCGAATGGCCTCAACGTATCCGGGGCTGACACCAAAATGCTCGGACGCAGCGTTTTGTGCGTGATCCTGAGCACCAGCATTGGTCGCTCGCGCGTGCTGCTGTGGTTGGGTCAAGCCAGACTCGGTAACAAGTGACACCTGCGACCAGGTCTGCACCTGTGCCACCGTCGGGCGTTGCGTCTGGCTCTGGTACTTCACAGCGACCGTGCCGACCAGATCAGGCAATACCGCTTGCCACGCCACCGGCACACCAATGACGAGGTGCAACCGTGCGACCAGTTCAGGCAGCACCCCGGACACTTCGAGCATCGAGTCCGGGTGGGTGCTGGTGTCACTGTCACCAAACACCAAGCGGGTCGGATGCACCCTGGGCGGCTGTGCAAACACCAGATCGGTGATTTTGGCGTTCGGGTCAGTAATGCCCTCTCCAAACACCATCACCAGCGGCTGTTCAATCAGCGGTGTACCAGCAAAGACTAAGTTTTCTGGCACGCCGTGATTCCTCACAAATCAAAGTCAATCAAGTCAAAGTGCATTGCCCCAATAGCGCACGCGCACCGGCGTAAAGCACCGTGCCGCTGGTGCCTGAGAGTTTGAAGTCGCCTGTGCCAGCAGCATCCGACACGGAACCGTCGGCCACCACTTCATCACGGCCGTTGATCCAGCGAGCCCAAAGCGCAGTACCCGTCTCCAGAATCAGGTCTCCCGATGGCTCTGATTGGTTGAGGGTCAGCACGCTGGCGTTGATCTCGCCGCACGGCTTGGCCAGCAGGATTTCCACCAGCAGTCCACCACCTGGATCGCCACCGGTTGATGGCTGCGTTGTTGCGTACAGTCGAATGCGACTGTTTTGCGGGCCAGCATCCGCAAACGTCAGTGTTCCGGTCAGTCGCGCCAGCTTGTGCGCAGGAGAGATGGCCAGCGTCATGGAGACTGCTCCGTCATCAACTCAGGCACCACTCGATCAGCCACCACAGCCCGAAAGGCTTGGGTGTGGTCGTAGCTCACGACGGTGTAGGTGGCGTTCATGGCGACACGGCCAAACGAATAGGCACCGGTAGCCGCTTCGCTCCATGTCTCACGAATAACGGCGCGAGTGGCTTCCTCGATCAGCAGAACACGCCGTCGCACTGGGGTGGCTGGTGTGTTTTTGACGGTACCCACCACCTGGCCAACACCACCGAAGTAGATGTCGTGTTTGCCCAAGATCGGCACCAGCGCTTTGTTGCGAACTCCCAGGCCATCGAGCGCCTGCGGCGGTGCGGTGTTGATGCGCCCAGTGTTGTCACCCAGACCTTGGGTTGCCAGATTGACCGTTGGGATGGTGTTGACCCGGCTAAGGTCAGTACCAAATCCATGGAAGGTGGCAGGAACGCCCGCCAAAGCCAAACGCACTGCCGCCTCAATGGCTCGAACATCGGTTTGAGTTGCCACGCCCGTCCAAACGCCCAGGGCATGAAAATATTCATCGGTGTCGAGGTTGTATTCGTTGCCGTTCGCGCCATAACCGATCTGACCAATCTGGCTCATGGTGTAACTGCTGCTCACAGGTATGCCCACCAAATTACCATCCACGTACAAAATCGAGTCTGACCCTCGTGTGACCATCGCCACAAAGTAACGCGTGCCAATGGATCCGTACAACCCATAGGGAGCAGAGGCATTGGCTTTTGCGGCATACCAGCCCTGTCCGTTGTCAGACAGGTGCAGCGCATAGCCGGAGGTGTCGTTGTATCCCGGCGTCAACAGCACCGTACGCCGCTTCGGTGCCCAAAACCCTGCAACAACACCAGTCGCTGGCATGGGAATCGGTGTGCTCAAAGCCATCGGATTGCCGTTACCTGCCACACTTTTGAGCTGGAAATCGTTCGGTAGCAGCGTGCTGGTGGCAGTGATGTGGTTCACACCCACGCCATCTAGCAGTTGTGCGTCACTGATTCTGCTTGCGTCAAATGCCGCGACAGGGGTCAGTCCCCCCACAGTAGTCCACCAAGTCATGGTCTACCACCATGGCCCGGTGATGTCATAGGCCAGTGTGGCGGTGTAGTTACCACCACCCACCCCATGGGCAACCTTGAGAAGCAAAAAGGTGCGTCCTGGGTAGCCAGCCACGCCCGAGATGGTATCGAGATGGTTGAAGCTTGGGCTGTCGTTATGCACCCAGAACATGCCTGGCATCCTGCCGCGCAAGTGGGAGCTTTCTCGCAGCAAGGTCGGGTGCAGGATCATGCTGTAGTCCGGCCCATTGGGCCAACTGATGCCCGTGCTGTAGCCCGAGGTGGTCTGGCCGTTGTTGGTGTTCAGGCTGGTAAACGAGGGATTAACGTTGTTGCCGATTTGCAGATAGCTGCGCATCAGAACCTTCCCAGTGCCGTCTAATGTTCGCGGGAAGCGTGCTCGCCAGTCGGCACTCTGATAACCCTCGCCGTCGTAATTGGAGGCAATCGTTGCTGCTGTGCTGTAGACCTCCTGACCGACAAGAAGTGTGTTGAATCCATCCGCACTGCGGTAACTCTCGAAGTCAGTAAAGCACTTGCCACCAAGACCGGCACTATCTTGTCCCTCATTGAAAAGGTAAAAACCGCGATCATCACCAACTAACGCCCAAGGACGGCTGTACGCAGCAGGGACGTTGTAATCGTAGTTATTTCCACCTGCTCTGGCGTAATACCACTTGTACCAACCATCGACGGCGTTGCCACCCGTGCCTGTGCCAACTTCGTTCCTGCTGGGCGCTGCACTGTCAAATGGAGCCCGGGCACCGACAAAAGTGTCAATGTCACTCATGCCTTGGGCCATAGTCACTTTGGCCTTTTTGGCGTAAGTTGTGGTGTAGGCTGGATCACAACCGTCGTCCACCCGCAGATAGGGGCGATTGGACAGGACATTCTTGCTGCGGTAAGCGCGCTTGTTGGTGGCGGTAAAGGCGATCTCCCAGCCTAGCGGTGCAACTTTTGAGGTGATGCTCGCCCCGGTGGCCGGACTCACAGGTGTGCCGGTGATGGCATAGGTGAAGGTGCTGGTCGTCACAGCAATCACACGCACCTCGCCGTTGTACTCGTTTTGGTCTGCGCCAGAGATGGTCAAGACCTGACCCACCCAGTACAAATGTCCTGCTGGAATGCTTGCTGTGGCGACACCGGCGGCGCTGGTCAGATTGGCGATGGTTTTGAGGTTGAAACCAGTGACCAGCACCGCATCGAGCAACGCAGTCATGCAGCCCCAGTCGTTGGTCAGTTGAGGAGCACCTTGCATGGTGTTGGCGTAATATTTGACGGGCAGTGTCATGAAAGTCAGTCCTTAAACGTTATTGAAAAAGTTCGGGTTCAGGGGCGATCCACATCGCCGCGAGACAGCAAGGTGAAGGAGTGCTGGATGCCGGTGTTGGGCCCTTGCTGGATGGTTCGCACCACCCACACCGGTGTCATCGCGCCCACGGTGTTAAAGCGCAGCATGTTTCCCGCCGCCCAGCCAATGCCCCATCCCAGTGCAGGAACCTTGAAATACGGCGTGTTGGTCGCAGGGTTGTTGGGGCTCAGATCGGTGTTGGTACTGCCAATGGCAATCACACCGACGTGCTCGCCGATGACGTTAAAACTGGTGGTGTTGGTGAACACCAGCGCCCAGCGTTCACTGACTGCACCCTTGTTTGTCACCACAATGGGTGCGAGCACGTCGTTGAACGTGCCCGTCGCAGCTGTCCCGCTGACACCATCAAGCCAGGTGGTACCGTTCCAGGTAGCCTGATCGAACAGCACAGACACACGGGCTTTGAGGTCTCCGGCGATCAACGCGCTTGAAACGAAGCTGCTGGGTGGGCTGGTGATCGGATATTCATGCGTCAGTGGCCGGGTAAAGGTCAATTCACCGCTGATCTGCACATCACTGACCACCGCCATGTCTTCCACCCGGTGCTCAATTCGCACGGGCAGGCTGTAACCCGCCACAGCGGTGAAGGTCACCGTCCCGGCTTCCAGGTCAACTGAGTAGCCTGAGTTGATGACATTGCCGTCGAATCCCACCACCCGTACCCGGCTCAAACGCACTCGTGCGCAGTTGATAGTTTGACCGTTGGCGACAGTGGCGGTGATCGACTGTGTATTGCCCACCACCGCAAAGCCACCTGGGCGAAAGATCGGCACCCGCCCATCGCTGGGCAAGCGCACCGGGTCAATGCCGAGGATATTGGCATCCAGTGGCAGGTAGCTGTAGGCCACTGCCGCATACCGAATGGAGTCTGCCATGACGGCGGAAGCCACAAAGATATGCCCGCCGATGATTTTGGACGCGTCATACCAGGGCTTGGTCTCGTTGCCTGCGGCTAACTCCCATTTGCCAAAGGCCAGCGACACAATGCCGGTCTCGTAATCCACCTTGCCGGTCACGTTGGCAGATTCAATTCGACCGTTGGCGTCTGAAGTGACGATGTGCGAAACCTGCGCATCATCATCGGCCAGAACAAACTGGACAGTCAGGCTGGAAGGTCGAATGGGTGCCGTGCTAGTTCTGAACTGCACGTCTGTCACCGGCATCGGACTCTGGCTGGTCACCATGCTGGTGATCACGCCGGTATTGGTCGCCCCCACCGGCAGCACGGTCAGACTGGCCATGCCAGTTGAGTAGTTGAGGCTGCCCGAGGTCAGACCGGAACCGGTTGCCGGATCGATGTTGGTGATCAGTGAACCCTGGCGGTCCACAAATCGTGTGCCGCCCAGCGTGAAGCTGCACGACCCGCCCACAATGGGCTCGCTTGAGCTTTGCGTCAGATCGACTGACAACTTGACTGGAAAAACCTCTGTGTTGGTGTTGCCAGCGGCGCTGGTGCGATACGTGACCTTGACATACCCAGACATGTCGGTGGGCATGATGGCCCCGATGGTCTGGTAGATGAAGCCACCAAAGACCGTTTTCTCAGTAGCCAGGGTTCCGCTGAACCAGGCGTTATCGAAAACCTGCGTGCCGATGACCACCTTTGTCCAGTTGGGCTTCGGTAAAGCAATCACCGTATCTGGCTTGAAACTCAAAGTGCCAGCGGCGTAATTGATCACGCCTGCGCACTCAGGACGCGTTTGAAACCCGCCAGCACCGTTGTCATGGACGATGACAATGGGGTCAACGCGGGGTTTGTAGGTCAGCGAGAGCCAACGTGTCGAAATCTGGCCCTCAATGGTCAGGTCTTTCTCGTCATACACGGTGTTCCACTCAACCTTGACGGTGCGCGCCAGCACGTTGGGGTTGGCCAGCACGATCTCGATGTGACCGTCAGGTGCAAAACGCTCGGGTGCCTGGAAATTCTCTTCAATCGGTGGACCCCACGAATATTCAATGCTGACCTGTGCGCCAGAGCTGGGCAGAATCAGTGGCTTGAAGGTGATCACGCCGTCCAGATAGTCCACTTTTCCAGTTGCATCGCCCGTGAGCAGACCCTGTCCGTTGTCCGTTGCGGTTTTATTCACGCCACCTGTCACCCAAGTGAGCGTGACTGTGCTGGGTGCCACGCCAGGGTGGGCCAGAGTGAAAACAGATTGGGCGGCAATAGCAACGCCATAAACAGCCGTGTCGGCAGTGGCCAGCCCATAGGTGGCGAGCACCTGCGTACCGGCATCCGGCAATGCAGCGAGCGTGACCATCATTGAGCCCGTGTTGAAATTGAGCGTACCAGCGCCCACCGAGCCATAGGCGCTGCGCAACTGGCCGTTACCCGCATCACGCAGGGTGTACCAGCGACCCTGGGCGCGATAACTCAGTGCAAAACTGCCCGGTTTTGGCGCAGGATCAAAGATCGCCACCAGGGTGCTGGAGCGCGATTCCGGAGTGACTGCCCAACTGGCAGTGTGAAGTGAGCGCACCGGCGTTGCAGCTGGTGTGTAGGTGATCGTCTTGGCCCCGGCGTAGCTCACGGACGGATCAGTGATTGAAATCAGCCCATTGGCATAGTCCACCGCACCCACAGCGCTGCCCGCAGCAGACAACAGGCCACCGTCATCGACCAGGGTCAAGCTACCGGTTGTCAGTTTGAGCGTATTGGGCATGATCGCCTGGCCCACGCTGATGGTGTGGGAAGTGTTGAGTGCTACCGAGGTGGTGATCGACACAGGCCCACCCGCAGCGCTTAGCACCACTTGTTCACCATTGGGTTTCAGATCGACCAGTGGGGTTTCGGTCTGGGCACTGGGTACCAGTTGGGTGTAGACACTGCTGGCGCGAATGCTGAAAGTCCCAAGATTGGCCGCTGCGGCCAGTGGCACCACGCCCACGTAGGAACCTGCATCTGCGACTGTGGTGTCTCTCACCTTGGTCGCACCCGCTGCCGGTGTAGCTTTAGCGCTGCCCTCAGTCCCCTGAAAATCGGTACGCAGGGCATCACTGATCGAACAGGTCACAACGTTCATGTCGACCATCTTGCCTTGGCTATCCTCGAACTTGCGCTTGACTGCGCTGACCTCAGTGGTTCGGATGTACTGGTTTCTCTCGTTGGTTGCCCCCTCGTTTTGCACCAGCACCATGGTCTGACCAATTCGAGGCAGTTCAGCATCCACCCCCTGCAAGATTTGAACGGCACGCTGGCCAGCGATATGGTTTTCCAGCAGCATGCCACCCCACATCGGCCCTTTGGTGAGGTAACTCTCGACCCTGGCCGATGCCGCGTCGCGCCGATCAAAGGTATCGCGGGTACTGAACAGCGTGACACTCACGTTGGGATCCGCTGGAGGCTCGGAGACGATGATGTTCGAGCCCATGTAGGTGTCGGTGTCCATCGTCTGCACCGAGACGTGGAGTTTGCGCAGATTCACCCGGCCACCAGCGCGGTCGAGTTCAGAGATGTCCGGAAAGATGGCATTGCTGGTGCCGTCCGTGATGACCGTGGCCGTAGGCGCACCTCCACCCTCGGGCACGTCGTCCATAACTTGAGATGCGACCAGTTTGATATCGCCAGTGAGAATTGGCATGAAGGCTCCAGAATTTAGATTTGCATCAACTTCAAAGTGATGCGGTAGAAGTCAGCCTCTGACCGGGCCGGGAACCCTGTGACGGGCTCGGCTTCAAGGGCTCCGTCGGCATGGCGAAAGGCCACGGAGAACACCCGGGCATCCGTGAGCGTCAACTCGAAGCGGCCACTGACCACATCCAACGGCAGGGCTGCCCAGTCGCGCAGAACATTGACCACTGATCTCGCGACCCAGGCCATGTCGGCAGCACCCACCAAGGTGATGGCACGCCCAGCCTGGCGGGTTGCCGACTGCACCAGCAACGACCCAGTAATCAGGTATGACACGCTGGAGACCACTGGACTCCAGCCGTGCTCATCGCTCCAAAGCAAATCGTCAGGCAGGGTCAACGTGACCCCACTGAAGAGGTTTTTAAGTTGCATGAGGATTCGCCCTTAAAAAGCCCGTGCTTTGGCTTGTTTCAAGATGTCCAGCAGTCGGGTTTCATCCCTGGCATCGACCGTGGCTGACACACTGCGGTTTCCCGCTGCAAGTTCCACCCGTACCGTGCGTACCGGCGCGCTGCTCGCTGCAAATGCGGGTCTTGGCACAGCCATGGGTGAAACCAGTGATTGAACCAAACCACCTGTGGCAAAGCCCTGAACGTGTGAGGCCAGTGCCTGCGCTGGAAGTGAGAGGTTGTTGAGCATCTCAAAGAAGCCGCTTCCCAACCTGGCCACCGCCCCTTTGTTGACCACAAATTCACCCGGCGTGAGCATGGCTGGCACGGTATCGGACTTGGCCACGCCACCGCCCCTGTAAAACTCACCCTGGTGCAGTTCCATGTAGTCCATCAAGTCGCGTTCCAGGTCTTTGCCATAGAGCAGTGGCTGCGCCATGGCTTGCCGCCAGTTGGCCTTGATGGCATCGAGTTTTTGCTTCTCGTTGCTGGTGAGTTGCTTGCGGTTAAGCAGGGTCTCCAAGGTTCTGCGGTCGGTGTTTGCCAGTTGGCCGTAACCCTGTAAGGTGTCGTACTCAAATCCGACGCTCAACGATGCACCGTACTGCATGCGCATCCACTGCACGTACTGGCGCAGGCCCGACATACCCAACTCGATCATTTGCTGCGCTTCGGCCGCATCTTTGTTGCGTTTGATGACGTTCGAACCTGGGGTGACCACCGAACCGCCCGTGGCAAACCGGGCCACACCATTGGCAATTTTTGACAAGGCTGTGCTTCCATACTTGCGCACCGCCGCTTTGCGTAGCACAAATGCGCCAGCGTCCAGCGTGCGCGGTACCGTGTCCTGATCACCCGAGCCCGGCACGGAGCCGCCGGTCATGCGTGCAAATGCAGACTGCATCATGGGTGCGACTGATCCGCGAGAGCCGGAAGCGTCGGCATAGCCGCCGCGTGCAAAGTGCGGCACACCAGCGCCCACCAGGCCACCCGCTGCATTGGCTTCGACCTTGCGCACGTAAATGGTGTGCGTGCTCGACGTGTCCATACCGTTGAGGCTCGATATTTCAGACCTGGCTGAATCGACGTTGGTGTTCACACTGTGCTGGGACTCAGTGCGGATGCGGCCCAGCGCGTTGATCATGCCCTCGACGTTGGTAATGGAGGCTTGGGCTTTTTCTGAACTGACCTTGAGCTCAATCAGGGAGTTTTGCTTGGCATAAGTGGTCAGCTTGTCCAGCGCCGCTTTGGCCTGAGTGACATCTGCATCCACTGGCAGGGTTTTGCCTTCTTTGAGCAAGGCTTCATATTCCTGGAGCTTTTTCTGGGCCTGCTCCAAGTCGGCCTTGATGAGCAGCAGCATTTCTTTCTCGGCCATGGCCTTATCCAGATCAGCCATGGCTTTGTCAAACCGGCTGGTGTCCGCATCCAGCGTGACTTTCAAACCATCTTTGAGCTTGGCGGTGATCTGGTCGATCTGGGTTTCTGTGTCTGTCAGGGTTTGCTTGATCTGGTCACGTGCCGCCAGCGCAGATTTGGCCGCGTTTTGGTGGGCCAGCGCCTGTGCATCGAGCGTCTTGACAAGGATTTCTTCAGAGGTTCGGATATCACCGATGGCGGTGTTGATGCCCTGCTTGCCCTGGGTGATGGCTGCATCAGCCGTGGTCGTTTTCTGGGCCAGTTCTGCGCGCAAGGTATCCGCTTGGCGCATCAGATCCGTGGCTTTGTCGTATTCGCCCTGGCGTGAAGCCTGCCGGGCTTGCGCCTCCAGCGCCACCACTTGTGTGTGGGCCTGCTCAGATGCCTTCTTGGCTTCCTCGGCCTTTTTGGCTTCTGCTGTCTGGGCACTGCCCACTTGCACCGCCAAATCCATGGCCTTTTGTGCGAACTGTTTGGCTTGCTCAAATTCACCTGCGGCCAGCGCATCGCGTGCCTTGCTTTGCAACTCGACAACCTGGCGTTTGCGGTCTTCCGTCGCTTCAAACTCCGTCATGCCTTGACGGCGCAGTTCACGGATTTTTTCCTCCGTAGTCATCGTCAGCAGCCGCTTGGCTTCCTCAATGCGCTGTATCTCGGCCAAATGCCGGTTGGCCTCAGCGTTGAGCGCATCAATGTGGGCCCGGTATTCCGTGGCAGCGATGACCATAGACTGGCGCTTGGTCGCCAGAATCTCGTTTTCGACCCGGGTGACGTTGGCGCTGCGCTCGGCTTCTGTTGCGCCTTGCTTGGCCGCTGCGGCCACCCTGGCAATGGACTCGTCATCAATGAGTTTCAATGTGTCCGTGGTGGCCTTTTGCCGCAGGGTGGTCTGCTGAGTCAGTGCATCGGTGAGCAGCAAGGTTGACTTGGCAATCTGGGTTGCTTGCGAGGCTGAAGACAGATCGAGCGCCGTCTGCTCCTGCTGGTAGCGTGTTTTCACGGCATCGACCTGTTTTTGCAGGTTGGCTTCCACCATGGCAGTCAGGCCTTTGTACGCCTCAGCCATTTTGGCGGTGGCATCCGTGACCACACCATTGGCCTTGGTAACCGCTTGTTCGACCTCGCCCAGACGGGATTTCAGCTTTTCCACTGCGGAGTGAACAGCTTCAACGCCGCGACCGACCGCTTCCTGCGTACCCTGGCGCACAGCTTCCAGCTTTTTGGCAATCTCTTCTGCCGTGGTGGCCGCAGTGGTCATGGCCGCTTTGGCGGTGTCTGAGCCCTTGGTGGCATCGGCATACATCTGGGCGAAGATCACATTCATCTCGGCCAGCCGAGTCTCGTGGCGCTTGGTAGCTGCATCGATGGTGTCGCTGGTAAAGATCGCTGCAAACGCTTCCCAGCGGTATTGCAACTGCTCAACCGCTTTGACCAGGATTTCGACCATGAAGATGCCCGCTTTGCGCACGATCTCAAACTTGTCAGACAGCCAAGTGCCAATTTCCCAGCCCACCGCGAACGCACCCAGCACGGCAAAAGCTGATTTGAGCAAGCCGACGCTGGCAATCGCTGCTGTGACCGACAAATTGGCGGTGGCCCAGGCGGCAGAAGTGGCCGTTGCCGCCGTGATGGCAGCAGCACCGGCAGTTTGCCAAGCAGTGACCAACGCTGGCAGCAGCCGGTAGATGAGCACCGCCAAGCCCACTTCGGCTATTTTTTTGAGCCATTGCATCACCGTGTCGAGATTGGTGGCCAGCCAGGTCAGGCCATCGGCGAGTTTTTTGGTGATGCCTGTGGCCGCATCCACCTGCGCTACCCACTGCCCGAAGGCGTTTTGCAGGCGCTGAAATGCCTGACTGACCGTCGCAGGCAATTGAGAATATTCAGCGGCAAGCTTGTCCTTTTGGCTCATCAAGGCGTTGACCACCACGTCAGCGGTGAGTCGACCCTCTTCAGCCAACTTGCGCAGCCGACCAATGGGCACGTTCAAGCCATCGGCCAGGGCTTGGGCCAGACGTGGTGAGTTTTCCACAACGGAGTTGAATTCTTCACCGCGCAGCACACCGGAAGCCAACGCCTGTCCGAACTGCAAGAGTGAGGACTGGGCTTCTGTGGCCGATGCACCCGAAAGACGCAAGGCCTGCGAGATGCTCTCCGTGATGGTCAAAGCATCCTTCTGTTCACCACCGAGCATGCGCACCGCTTGCTGCAACTTGCCATACAGGGTCGAGACTTCCTGAATCGGCACACCAATGCGCTGAGCAATATCAAAAAGTGCCTTTTGCGCGATGACAAATTCATTCTGACCGGCGGTTGCCAGTTTCAGGCGCGCGCCCATCATGTTCCAGGCGTCTGCGACCTGGACAATCTCCTGAACTTTGCCCGCTGCCCAGTTGATCGAGAGGAATGCAAGCAGTTGCGTCTTGGCAGTCGCCACCTGGTCACCAAACGCAGACATGCCTGCTTTGACCTCGGCCATGCCGCGCGCAGCCTTGTCGCCAGCAGTCTTGGCCGTCGATGCCAACTCACCCAGGCTTTGCTGGGCAGAATTGAGGGCGCGTTTGAGCCCGTCATCGGCACCTTCAAGGGCGACTAAAACGGCGATACGGTTGTTGGCCATGGGTCAATTTCAAATTTGAGGGTCATCCGACCGTGCGGATTTGTTGTTCAATGCTTGCGGCCAGTCTTGGGATGCGCCGCACCACCAGTCGCTCAATGTCGAGTCGTTTTTTGAGCATGACGCGGGGAACGAGTACGGCAATCGGAATATCAGCACCACGCTTCAAGCGTTTGATGCCTTGCGCTTTGCGGTACCGGCGTTTGAATCCAGCCAATGGGCGGTCGTGCTCTTTGATGTTCTCGGCCATCAGCACCACGTTGCCCTTGGCGTTTTTGATAAAGTAGGCATTGCCGCCTCGCATGAGTTCAGCGATCTGCGCCTTGAAGCGCTTGCGGCCGACCCGGCCATGCAAGGGAATCAACATCTTGGCCGAGATCACGCCACCGTTCTCATGCATTCCGACCCAGGGAATGCGCGAGCCCACGTACAGCGCAGGCAGGCGACTCTTGTCCTTGTCGATCACGTAGGCAGAAAAGCCTTTCAAAAAGTTCTTTTTGACCACGGTGAGTTGGCTGGCCACTTGGGCGCGCACGTCTTGTTTGATCGCAGTAGCCTCTTTGGCCATAGCCTTGCCTACCGCCTTTTTGACCTTGTCACGAAACTCTCCACCCCAGCGGCGTAGCTGGGCTTGGGCGGCGGCGCTGTCGATTCGGATGGAGATTTTCATAAAGGGTGTGCTGCTGAACTCAAGCGCTCAAGCGTTTGATCGAGGTTTTTGGAGTCGCCCCGGCTACCAATGGCGATCAGGGACAGGAGTTGGGCATCACGCGCGCTGTCCAAGCGAGCGCTGGCAGCAGCAAACCCTTTCAACTGCGCCAGCGTGTAGTCCAGGATGTCAGGTAGCCGGTGGCCGTGCCCGATCAGGCGCTGGGTGAGGTCGAACCAGTGCTGGCTGCCTGAATGCCCTGGCCCAGGTTGAACAGGCCGTCGAGCTTGGGCATCACCGTTCGGGTAAAAAAATCAGCGTTGACCTCCATTACCTTGGCTGCCAGCAGCAAGGCTTCGTCCGCAGCCAAATCGTCCACCCACTCGCGCGGTTTTCTGACTGCGATGGCGATGGCGGTCAACAAATCGTCGCCGCGTTCGCCAAACAGCGCCAGCCAGTTGATTTGTGGGGCGCTCAATTGCGCCATCAATGGGGAGATCACCCGCAGGAATGCAGGCAGTTGGCCCACTTTGAGGGGAGAAATCGCAATGGTTTCGCCTGCGACTTGCACCAAGGTGTCATGGGGAATGAGTTTTTCAAGATCAGTCATAGCTCACCCCTTAGATTTGGACAATACGGCCGAACTGACCCAGCGTTGCATCGAAAGGCTTGCTGGAATCAGCCAACAGGGACCCCTCCATCTCAAACTTGTTGTATTCGTTGGAGATGAACGAAATTTCCTTCAGTGGATCGAACGCCACCCGGTACAGCTCAACCAACACGCGGGCGTTGCCGTCGGCGGTGTTGATACCCTCGAGTCGAAGGAAACGCTCCGGCAGGGGTTGCGTGAAGATGCCGATCTCGGTGGTGACACCAAAGGCGTAGCCGGCCTTCAGTGGTGCGGTGTAGGGCACCGCAGGTGTGCCGCCATCATGGAGTCGCAGCAACTGGATCGCCCCAAAGTCTTTGTCGACGGTGTAGTCCACCCCTTCGACCAGTGTGGCCGGTGTGGCGCTGCTGTCCTCGATCACCAGGCTGGCCACCTTGGGGTGTGCCAGGAAATAGCGCTCGCCGACCAAGGGTGTCGCGCCAGCGAGGGGCTCGTTGGTCACGGTGCCGGGCGTGCCGACCACATAGTTGCCGTACAGCGCCAGCGCCAGGTTCTCTTTGGTGAACTCTTCAATGGTCAGATTAACCGTGGCAGACTTTTGCTTGACCATGCGGTGATCGAGCGTGCGCTGGCCAGTCTGGCTTTCATAGTGCTCCAGCACGTCGGTTTTGAGCGAGAGTTTCAACTCAGCCACGTTGCCGGGTGAGCGCACCTCAATGGGGTTGCCTTCGGTATCACGCTTGCCGAGGTAAACACGGCCTTGGAACGATGCATAGGTACTCATGGTTTGGGATCCTTCAAAGTTGAAAAGTTAAAAAATGGAAAAGGGTTTCAGGCTTGAATGGAGATGTCCGCAATCAGTGTGCGAAAGGTGATCTGGTAGCGAGCAGATGTACTGGCAGCAACCCCGTCCGCGTCATCCACTTCCCATTCGGACTCGACTTCCCGCACACCCAGGGCCAAGCCACCCAGGTTCGTGTCAACCATCAGGGCTGCGTGCGCAGCGCACAACATCGCATCAGCCTGGGTTTCGGCAATGTCTGGCGGCACAGCACGCGCCACTGCGGTGATGCGCACCGTCAACTCGCGGGTGACACGGTCGTTGGCGCGCTCTGCCAGTGACTCACTCTCGGGGAACACCACCAGAGCCGGGCACTGCTCCCGCGTGATGGCAACACTGGGTGTGCGCCAGACGGTAGCTGACTGATCGGTGGCCACTGGGGTCAGTAGCGCGACGATTGTTTGCAGGATTCGTTCTCGAATGGACTGGGTCATAGGATGCGGGATGGTTATGGGTCATTCATAAAATGGACGATTCAGACAAATGAGGTTTCCGTCATGGCGACATCCAAGCCCGTCAAAGGCACCAGTAACGACAGCAAAGCCTTCAAGTCCCAGTCACACCCAAGTGTCTTCGTCCTCAAGGTGGAATTGGTGGACTCGGAGCCCCTGATCTGGCGACGCATTTACATCGATGGCCGCGCCCGCCTAAAGGCGTTCCACCATGTTCTGCAAGCGGCCATGGGTTGGACTGACTCGCACCTGCATGAATTCACGATTCGCGAAAAGCGCTACGCACCGCCCGACGAAGAAGACCAGTTCCTTGAAATCAAAACCTTTGATGAGTCCAAATTCCGACTCAATCAACTGCTAGAAACAGGTGAGGTTTTTGAATACCTGTACGACTTTGGCGACAGTTGGCAGCACCGGATCACAGTGGAGTCCATTCGGGGTTTGGACAAAGACGACAGCAACGCTGGCCGGGTATGGGTTGAGTCGGGTCAGAGAGCCTGCCCACCCGAAGACGCTGGTGGCATTTGGGGCTATCAGGAATCTCTGGCAATCCTTGAGGACAACCCTTACAGCGAAGCAGCCAAAGAAATGCGCGAATGGGCTGGTCTGGACTTCGATCCCGAGCGCTTTGACCGCAAGGCAGCCAACGCCGCACTGGATCGCATGCTTTGGAACGGCTGGATCAAGATTGGCCTCTGACTGCGCGGTTCGTTGATCACACCCGCATCAGTTTGGCACGCACTTCAGACCCGTCGCCCACGGCCATGACTTCTCGCACCTGATACGCGACACCTTCGATTTGCACCACCTCGCGGGATTTGAGCCCGTTAAGGCAGGAGTTCGGGTAGGTCATCTCATAGTCGGTGCTGAGCCCCAAGCCTGAGAGTACGTCCTTGTCAGGCGCGACAAACCCCACCGAGTGGGACTGGACAGCACCGCCATCGCCGGGTTGCCAGACGCAGGTCTTGAGAAACCCGACGTTGGCAGCGGCGCGGTAGAGCTTTTCTACCAAGGTGGTCATGCGATTTTCCCGATCACGCCGCAGTCAAGCGCACCAGTAGGGCTGGCCGCTGGCACAGGGGCAGCGGGTTGCTCTGGGTGTGCAAGTCGGTGCCACGCTCAAAATGGCGCGGTGCCTGCTTGGCATAGATCGGCTGGCCCAGCGTATTGACCGTCTCGTTGAAATCAGCCGGTGCAAAGTAGGTGGCAAAGGTGTCAATCGTGCCCAGCGGGAACGCATGCGCTTCGCCCGCTTCGATGTACGGTTTGTTCACCCAACCACCGGAGCCATCGGGAACACTGGCTTCACCGGCGTATTCCTCAAAGGTGACTCCTGCAAACGGGAAGCCTGAGCGCATATCGGAGCGCAGAATCTGGCTCTCGTTGAACAGCCGGTACGCATCGACCACGCTTGGGTGGGTCACCAGTTTGGTGAAGAACTCGGGCGAGACCAAACACTGCACGCTGCTCATGCGCTCACCCATCAGGCTTTTACCGAGGTAACGCTTGAGATCAAGACACTTTTCCAGCACGTTGGTGGTGTCGACGTTGAGTTTGAAGCTGATGGTTTTGGGCGTGATCTTGAATTCGTCATACAGATTCACCAAAACCCGGCCATCGGCGTCGAGCACGATGCCTTTCAGCGCGCCCATGCGCAAATACTCCAAAGTGGCCGCGTGCTTGGTGCGCATGTTGTCCAGGTGCTCGGCCAGCACCGCCGCAATCGAGGCAAATTCGTTCTCGGTACCAAACGAGCGCAGACCAGAGACTTCTTCGGGCAGCACCACGTCATCATGCGGGATGTGCGGAATCACAAAGCTGCGCAGCGTGCGCTTGCCACGAATGCCGACCGTACCGGGCGAGCCCACAGGCAGACTGGGCAGCAAATTGAGCACACCAGCTTTTTCTTCGAGCACGATGGTGCGGGTGCGCACCGGTTTGGCTGCAAACAGACCCAACTGGTCGAGTCGGTCATAGCGGTTGGGCAGCAGGTTGATCGCGGCCGTCAGCGATGCCATAGAAAAAGCAGGATTGAGAAACGGGTTGTTGATGGCCATGATGGCTTTCCTTCAAAAAGTGGGATGAGTGGGGCGAATTGGCTTGCAGGTCGAAGGGGATATCAGGCGCTTTGGCGAACCAGAATGCCCAGTGCCTTGAGCTGGGCCACTGCTGCATCGCGCTCTGCCACGGTGATGGCCGCAGGCCAGGTAAGTGCGTGTTGGGCCACCGTGCCGTGACGCGCCAGCATCAAGGCATCGTCCCGGTCGACCAGATAGGCATCGCAGTCTTGCAGCAACACGCCACAGGCGAGTTGGCTGCCATCGGTGGCACTTGGATCGAGTTGCTTGACCTTGCCGGTGGCGGTCACAAGCCCAAGGACAGTGCCCAGTACCAGGGTCTGTCCAGCAGTCAGGATGGCGCGGTCGCGCGAGTAAAAGCCTTCGTCTTCGTATTTGAGTAAGTCGCCCAGATTGAGGGTTTGTTTGATTTCAGCCATGGAGTTCTCCTATTAGTGAGGGGGTCAGGTGGGATTTAGCGAGCACCGATTCGGGCTTTGACGGCGGCAATCAGCGGGTTGTCAGGCGAAGCAGGGTTAGTTGTCGCCATTTCCTGGCGATGTGCAGCATTCGGGTCGATGCGGCTGACGATTTCCGTGGATTGCTGCGCCATGGCCGTGAGCAACTGGCTGCGAACCTGACTTGGTGCCACTTTGGCCTCCAAAAAGCCAGCGATCAGGTCGGTGCGTCCAGCCAGCGTGCAGCTTTGCGCGACTTCAATCGCATCAGAAACCGCAAACGCAGAGTCAGCGGGCGAAGTGGTGGCCGACGTGGCGGCAGATGTGGTGGTATTGATACCAGTTTGGGCGAGCACAGGAGTGGGTTGGACGGATTGCGTCATGGGAATTTCCTTTACAGGTGAGGTTTCAGGGAGAGTTGGACTGACAAGCAGTCGGGAGAGCGAGGGAACCGGTGGGGTCAGCATGGAATTGATCTGCAGAATTGCGTCATCGAGCGTGCCCACGTCATCAGCCAGACCAGAAGCAACCGCGTCTGTGCCGAAGTACAGGGCCGCTTGGGTGTTTTTGACGGTGTTCACGCCCATGCCCCGGTGTTTGGCCACCGTCGTGGCGAACAGGTCATAGATGCGGTTGACCTCGCCCTGCAAGAAGCTGTGTGCTTCACCCGAAATGGGTGCGTGCGGGTTGAGATCGTTTTTGCGGTCACCGGCAAACACGGCGGTGTAGGCAATACCGTCTTGCTGGTCTTTGACAGACTGGTCAACATGCATGGCAATCACGCCAATCGAGCCCACGCCACCGGTGCGCGAGACGATCAGGCGGCTGGCAGCACTGCCCAGCGCATAGGCAGCGGAGAACGCCATGTCGTTGGCAACCGCCCAGACCGGTTTGATGGCCGTGGCTGCGCGAATGCGGTCAGCCAGATCGAACACGCCAGAGGATTCGCCACCCGGTGAATCGATGTCGAGCAGGATGGCAGCGACATTCGGGTCGGCCAGCGCTGTATCCAGTGCCATGGCAATACCGGCGTAACTGGTCAAACCGGACTGGGCTTCAAGCCCCTGGGTGCGCCGCACCAGCGTGCCATAAATCGGGATCACAGCAATACCTGACTGACCAGCGCTGGTATCTGCCAGGGCAGCGTTTCGATCAGGCTGGACAAAGCCGGTCGGTGTCGACAAGTCGGGCAGTCCGACGCGCGAGCCGAGCACCGACAGGATGACATCGAGTTTTGGGCGATGGATGAGCAGCGGCGCACCAAACAGGCGTGCCGCCAAATGCGGTAACAGGTTCATGAGAATCCTTTAAGCGTCAGCCGTGACCGGATCGCTGGTTGCGTTGTCAGCGGCTTGGGCCGCATGCTTGTTGGGCTCCGCACTGCCACCGTCTTTGGAGGTGCGTCTGGGGTCGGAGTCAAAAATCAGACCCAGGTCATCGGCGCGCTGGTTGTCAGCAGCGATTTCCCGATCAACGTCTTCTGCGTCATAGCCAAAAGCCGAAATCGCCTCAGACCGACTCATCAGCCCGGAGCGAATCGCAAGCAGCATGGCCTTGAACTCTTTCTCGGGGTCAACCCACTGCCAGCCCTGTGGAATCCACTTGGCTGCGAGGTATTGCCGCCGTTTTGCATTGCCGCCCCGGGCAAAGCCTGGAGCCTGCAATGCGCCGCTGAGCACGGCCTGCTTCATCCATGCAGCCCACACCGGGCGACACATCTGATGCACCAGCACGCCGTGCTGCACCATCTCGCAACGTCGCCTGAATTCCAGCATTCCGGCGCGAATGCTGGAATAGTTCACGCCAGAGAGGTCGCCAGTCAGTTGCTCGTAGGTGATACCAATGGCCGCTGCCACTGCCCGAAACTGGGCGCGCAGGAATTCGCCATAGGAGCCGCCCACATCGGCCGGGTCAGAGAATTTGATGTCTTCTCCGGGCTCCAGAATTTGCATGGTGCCGGGCTCCAAACCAGCCAGCGATACACCGTTGCCATCGGGCAGACCTTCGCCCAGCAGGTTGTCCTCCACGCTTTGGCGGGTGACAAACCCCGCGAACATGGCAGCGGTCTTCTTGCGCACCAGTTCTGCGTCGTCGTACTGATCGAGTTCATTGAGTTTGACCAGTGCGCGTGAAAGCCACGGCTCACCGCGAATCTGCCCCGGGCGGAGCACCTTATATAGGTGGATGATTTCAGCCGCTTCAATGCGCACTGTCTCCAGACCACCTTGGCCGGACATGGGTGCCAGCCTGCCATCCTCGGGGTGGGAACGGTACAAGTGGTACGCGACGCGCCTGCCAACGCCATCGAATTCGATGCCCGAACGAACCACATTGCCAGAATCGAGATCGATGTTGAGATTCAGCGGCAGGTGCTCTGGCTCAATCAGCTGGAGTTGCAGCGGCACACTCAGCCCATCTTCGGGTCGGCGCGGCCGCAGCCGGATCAGGCATTCACCGCCCTCCAGCATGGCTCGACAGGCCAAGGCTTGCAAACCATAGAAGTCAGTTTGGCCTGCCGCATCGGCTTCCTCCACCCAGTCACGCCACAGCGTCTGCACTGCCGCCTTGAATGCGTCGTCACCGGCCAGACTTTGCGGCTTGATGCCGGTGCCGACCGCATTGGCCACAAAGGCTTCGATGCCGGACTGCGCCCAGGCGTTGCGACGCACCAGATCGCGGCTTTTGGTGCGCAGTTCGGAATTTGTGGCAAGCAGCGCCGACACAGCACCAGGGTTGCCGGGCATCCAGGCTTGTGCGCGTCTGCCACGGCCAGCGGCTTCATGGACGGGTCCCTGACCAATCTGGCCAAACAGGCTGCCAATTTTTGTGTACCAAGCCATCAGAAGCCTTTGGTGGTGGTCATGCGAATCTGACGCGGTGCGCCGGGCCACATGCCAGTTGATGCGGCTTGCTCAGACAGACCTCGCTTGACCTCGCGAATAGCGAGCCTGAGTTCGTCAACCGATCGGTATTCGACCGTCTTATCACCGAAGGAAACACGACGCTCCCCTTGGGTGAGTGCCGTCTGCAAGGCTTCGAGTTGGGTTTGTGAGAAGGACATGGTGTTTGTTTTCTATTTGGGCATCAGCGCCAGACGGTCAGGTTCATCTCGGTGGTGTCGGCGAGAGTCCCGTTTGAGGTGGTGCAGATGACCTCCACAAACTGGGTGGTCTTGACTTCTGCTGTGGCGCGTGCGCCAGCGTGTTTCATGGCCGATTGGTTGCCCGCATTGCGGGCGAACGCCTGCCAGCAGTAATTGGCATCTGGCATGGGGCTCAAAAACGCCACCCGGAATTTGCCAGTGGTTGTGCGGGTGACGCTATGAACATTGAACCCAGCCCGAACCACCACCGAGGCTTTGCTGCCAGTTCCAATCACGCCGAAGCACACCCAGGCTTTTGCAACCCCGGGATGATCTGCGGTGATGCGGGTCTTGAGTTCAAGAGCCAGGCGCTGCGCCAATTCGGTGATGTGTTGGGCCAGGTTCATGAACGATCAAGCCAGCAGCGCAGCTTCAAATGCCGCCACAAAATCGGTATCCGCATTCCCGATCTCCAGCACAGAGACCGCACCGATGTTCTGGCGGGCTTGTTCCTGCTCAGGTGCAGTCAGTGCCTGCACCGCATCAAAGCGCACTCGCTTGTCAACGGCTGCAAGCAAGGCAGCAATGCCGGTTTGGTCATTTAGCAGGGCATCCTGCAATTCTTTGAGCGTGTCAAACGCCGCATCGGCCCCACCGAGCAAGTCAGCCTTGAGGGCATCGAGCAAGGTGGTGATCTTGGAAGCCGAGAACGTGGTGGCCGTGCCAGCCGCGTTGGCATCATCAATGATGGTGACGCCAGCTAGAGTGGAAATCTGGCTGCGCAGCTCATTGATGGAACTGACCAGGTTGGTTTTGTCCATGGTCGAGAGATTGGCCAGCGTGCCGACCTGACCGTAGATGGTTTTGAACTCGGCGGCAAGGCGTAGAACCAGGGATTCAAGGCGTGTTTGCAAACTCATGGGGAAAACTCCAAAAAAGGCAATAAAAAAGGCACCGAAGTGCCGTCAGGGATGGAGCGCCAAAACGCTCCGGTTAAACAGTCGGCCTATGCGCCACAGCCCCTAGCGTTTAAGCCAGGGACTGCGGATCACGCGGCGACTGAATTTGGGCTGTCCAGAAGCACTGATGCCAGCGCGACCTGCATCAGTCGGGCTGGCATCAATGGCATCTGTGGACAAATTTGATGAAGTGACATTCACCTCCGGGTCGGGTGGCCGCGCCAGCCCGAGTTGTTTTTCCAATTCGCGCCAGTGGCGCTCCTCAAAGCGGTCCAGACCGACACTCGATGCAGCAGCCCGGGCGTACACATAGCAGTCCAAGGCCTCGTTTCTCTCACGCATCTTTTGCCACTCACGGTGGGCAAAGCCGTTTCTGTCGTGCCGCGTGATCAAACTCTCGGCGCACAACTGCTGCACGTATTCCGCGTCCACCTTGGGCAGATGCACAAATCCAGCTGGGTAAAGTGGTGTGCTGCCGTCCGAGCCAACATCAGCCGCTTTGCGCAGGTTGTTGTAGAACTCCATCTTGGCCATGCCCACCGCAACTGAATACAGCTTGATGCCTCGGCGCAGCTTCTTGCCACCTTGGGTCACATCCACCGCAGTGGGCGTACCAATCAACGCGGCACCGCCCATTGCGCCACTACGCACCCCTTTGACGGGCATGAGTCGTGGGTCATGGCAGCTGCGGGCGAACGCATAGGTTTCCTGGGTGGCAAAGCCGGTGTCCAGCGCCAGCCTGGTCAAAGGTATCAACACGCCACTGGCGTGCGTCCAGCGCTCGGCCAGCAACTCTGACAAACGTTTCCAGACGGCATCGCGGGCGGTATCTCCCATCAGCACGCGGTGCTCGACCAGCCAGGACTCCTTACCGCGACCAAATGCCCAGATCGACACCTCGATCCGGTCTTTCTGTACGTCGGCACCGGCCACCAGCAGCAAGCCGCCCAGGGCAACGCTGCCGACTCGGTAATCTTCGCGGCGCTCAATCAGGCGCTGCCAGTCCGGTGCTTCGCCTTCTTCGAGCCAGGTCTCGCCCAGTTCGGTGTTTTTGAAGGTCTTGATCGCAGCAGCGGAACCGGACTCCTTGCTGACCGCGCTCTCCCAGGCGGCAGCCACATCGCGCCAGCTACGCCAGCCCACAGGGCTGTACAAGGATGACAAGTGAAACCCTGCGGTTTTTTTGCGACCTTTGCTGCTCTTTGCAGACTCTTGCGCGATCATGCTGCGCCATTGGCCCAACTCCAGCATTCGCGTCTTGTGGTGTTCGGCAATGGGCTGTTCACAGGACTCGCACACATAGGCTGCGGTCTCAGGTTTGGCTTTTTCCCAACGCAGGTTCTCAAAGCGCAGCCACTGGCGGTGGTCGCAGTGTGGACAGGGCACAAAGTAGCGCCGCTGGTCACTTGCCTCGTATTCACGCTCAATGGCCGACACACCTGAGATGGTCGGGGTCGACACAATGAAAATTTTGCGCCGGGTGAAGGTGCGCGTGCGGGCTTCTGCCAGCGAAATCGCATCACCTTCGCCTTCCACATCCAGTGGATACCCGTCGACCTCGTCCAGGAACAAATAGCGCACCGGCATGGAACGCAAGCCCACCGCGCTGTTGGCACCGGTCATCACCAACACGCCACCCCTGAACTCCTTAGCCAGAATGGTGTTTCCGGAGTCGCGTGATCTGGCAGGTGATATCAATTCACGCAGCGCAGCGGACTCCTCAATCAACGGGTCAATGCGCTGCTTGGAGTTGCGCTTGGCCATGTCCACCGTCGGCCAGACCGCCATCATGGGCCCGGGCGCATGGTGAATCACGTAGCCAATCCAGTTCGACCCCATTTCAGTCGCACCCAGTTGCGCAGCCTTCATAAACACCACCCGTTCCACGGGCGATGATGGTGACAGGCAATCCATGATCTCTTTCAGGTATGGCGTGCGGCTAGTGCGCCAGCGCCCGGGCTCAGCAGAAGCTTTGCTGGAGAGCATGCGGTGCTGATCTGACCACTCGGACACCGACAGCAGTGGGTCTGGGGTAAGGCCGTCGCGCCACGCACGTTCAATTTCTGTTGCACCGTCGTAATGATCGGTATCGATTTGAGTGCTCATCAGTCAACGCTTGCCTGTAAATTGCCCAGTTCTTGCAGGTGCTCGCGCACCGCGTTCTCCAGCGCCACATGCATGGTGTGTGCATCCAATTCCAATTTGGCTGCCATCTGGGCAGAAACCCGTGCGGGCCAGTTCAGCCAGGCATCGCGTTCACTTCGGGCCAGCTTGAACACATGGGCAATGGCCTGCGGCCGATCAATGAGTTCTCCCTTGAGTCTGGCCAGTCGCACCTTGTTGGTCTGCGCCTTGACTACCTCGTTGACGGTTCGGGCTTGTAAGAGCGAGGTTCCACCAGCACCGCCTGCACCGCCAGAGCCAGTGCTGGTTGCAGCGCCAGCACCACCTTTATCACCACCACCGTCGCCATCGACCTCCGGCACCTTGACTTTGACTGTTGGCCGTTGCGTGCCGGTCTTGGGCGCACTGGTGTTGCGCGCCCACTGGGCATCAGCCTGATCGGGATCAATAGTGCCGTCAGCCAGCGCATTGATGCGACCGCTACGGATGGCCTTGTGTACGGCGGTGTCGGTGACCCCGCGATGACGGGCGTAGGCGCGAATCGATAGTCCCATGGGTGTGTTTTGTTCTTTTCATCTCAAAAGTGATGTATCAGGTGCGTCCGGCAGACATGCAAATTTGCATCTCCGGCGGGGTGTTGGTTTGAAGCCAATCAAAGAAAAAAATGATTCAAAAAAAGATGCAAATTGACTTGGCTTCTCAAGCACACAGCGTCTTACTACAAGCATCGCAACCAACCAAACGGAGTTAGAAATGAAAAGCACCATCGACCAGATTTTTGCCCTGATTGCTGAGAAGCACCTCTTTATCGAGACCCTGGAAACACGCAACTCAGACCGCCTTGACTTTCATGACGTGTCAGTCTGGGGTGTGCGCAGCGCCCTGGAAGCAGCCTTTAAAGCAGGGGTTGAGTTGGGTGCATCCATGCCAAAACCGACTGAGTCGGAGATTGGCAACACATAAACAAATCACGACAAGCCAAGCAGAAAAAGCTTGGCTTGTCTTGCCAACAGCGCGTTCATCACATCGTCTTAACAACCACCACGAAGGAGCCTCAAATGAGCACCATTTCATTGACCGCCACCCAGCAAAGCATGCTGGCCCATGCCATCCACCACACAGACGGCCGCATCGACTGGTTTCCAGAAAACATCAAAGGCGGCGCACGCCAGAAAGTGTTGCAAGGACTTTTCAATCGCGCCTTGATCACGCCACATGGGTCAGACTGGCTGGTCGCCGCCGAGGGCTACGACGCGCTGGGCTGCTCCAGACCCATTGCTTGCAGCATCGCACCAGACCCAGAACTTGACGCAGCCGTGGCGCAAGCTGAGGCAACGTGGGCGCAAGGTGTGGATACCAACGAGTCAGCATCAGCAGTTCAAACCGAATCAGGCGAAACCCCAATCGAAACCGAAACACAAGTCGATCTGCACGACAACGCCAAAGGCTGCGACGAACGCCTGGCTGGCACTGATGCACCAGCAACTGAAATCGACGCGACACAGGGCCAGCCCTTGCCAGCGGCAGCGCCAGCCGAACAACCCATTACGAAGGCCATCCGCACCCGCGAACACAGCAAGCAGGCCACCATCATCGGTATGCTTCAGCGCGCCGAGGGTGCCACCATTGCCCAGATCTGCGAGGCAACCGGCTGGCAAGCCCACACCGTGCGCGGCACCTTTGCCGGAGCATTTAAAAAGAAGCTGGGGCTTACCATTACATCGGCCAAGCCCCAGGGTGGCGAGCGCAGCTACCGCGTTGTGGCATCGACAGATGAATTGCTGACTTGATCGGATGTATGGACTGGGTGCGCAAATTTGCGCACCCACATTGATTCAAAAAATGATGCGAATTGACTTGGCTTCTCAAGCGAACAGCGTCTTCATAGAGGTGTCGCGATTGACGACGAACCTTTAGGAAAAACGCAATGACCACCATGACCATCACCATCGAGCGCACACCACGCACCGTCCAACTGGGCACCGCCACCCTCCAAACCGAGGAGTTGAGTGTCTCCTTGCCCTTTGCCCGCAAGCCTTGCGACCTGAGCGAACTCGGCGGCGGGACACCTTCCAAAGTTCTGGTCACCGAAACCCGCGAGATGACCACCACAGAATTTGACGAGTTCGCCGCCAACCTGCTGCGCTCACGCCCCTGGCTCAACGGACGGGGTGGCACCACACGCGAGGGCACCCTTTGCGTCGAGGTCTGCGCACCGGGTCGCCCCTACCTTTACATCAACCCCGAAGGCGGAGATTACGCCCGGTACGTGGCGCGTCTCGGATAAGAAAATTGATTGAAAAAGGAAGCCAAATTAACTTGGCTTCTCCATCAAACAGCGCGTTACTACGGGTGTCAGCAAAACGAACACGCAGCAAACACATGAACAACCTCAGCGCCAAAGAAGTCAAAAGCCTGATGCGCCAGCATCGCAAAACTATTCGGGGACTTGCCCAACAGTGGAATCTAACCCTCAAGCGCGTGCGCCACGTTCGCACCAACGGGGTGTCGGGCGAAGCCTTTGTGCGCGACTGGCTTGAAATCCTCAGCGCCCCACAGCCCATCCAATCAGTCCAAAGGACTCAATGATGAACACAAGTCTGAATCAACCAGCCCAGCAAGGTGACACCGTCGCCTATTACCAGGCAGGTGGCGTTCGCCGAATCGGTGTTGTCCAGGAATTGCGCGACGGCAAAGTGCTTGTTCAACTGGTTGCAGGCGAGAAAGTTTTGGTGGACGACATCCAACTGTATTTGATCGAAGAATCAAGAAAATGATGCACCTTTGACTTGGCTTTCGCTGCAAACAGCGCGTTACTACGGGTGTCGCAACAACCACACTGAGAGGACAAGCATCATGAGCCAAGTCACTGTCAAACGCATCTCCACCACCGAAGAACTTGCCTCCCAACGCACTGTTGGCTACCAAATCTTTGTCAACGACGAGTATTTGCTGACCTGCACCGATGTTTGCGATGCGATGGACTTTAAGGAAAAGCTTGAAAAGCAGCCGCACGATTGGGTCCAAATTACATCTCACTCTGATTGGGACAAGGCAAAAACCTGACACCAGCGGGCCAGCAAACTGGCCCGTCAAATAGATTCAAAAATGATCTGAATTGACTTGGCTTCTCAACAAAGAAGCGCGTTACTAGAGGCATCGCAACACACCAAACGGAAGAACGACATGACCAACGCAACACAAACCCTCGCCACCCAAAACGAATCCTGGGGCTTTTGGGGAACCATGAACGAGCACGCTACCGCCGCCTGGCCCATCGCATCCACAGCGATTGCAGCTGCCACAGGTTGCGAACCTGAACAAGTCAGAGCCTTCCTGGACAGCCGCTACGGACGCCACTTTGCAGACGATGTTCAAAACGGACTTTTTGTGGGTTGCAACCTCAAGGACGCGATTGACAAGGCCACTGCCAAATGGATGGGCTGGACGATTGGGCGCATCACAGCCAAGGAAACGGGCATCCCTCGCGGCATGGCTTACTTGACTGGGTTTGTGGTGCAAGCAGCCATCGACGACGAGCTTTTTGCCTGACGCACTCGCCGGGCCTCAAACGCCCGGCGCAGGAGGTAGCTTCGCACAAGCGACACACCCGTAAAGATTAATCCGATCATCAGGTTCTGCGACAAGGTCGCATGCAACCCAAACAGCGGAAACACCAAATACTGAGTGGCCACCGCCACGATATAGCCCACCAGCACGTTGGCCACCGACTCCACCAGAGACATCCAGCGTGACTGCATCACGATTGGCCCTGATCTTCCTGGCCATCTTCGCCAGTGTCACCAATGACAACTCCGGCCAAATCATTGAAGCCAATGCCATCGCACTCGCGAGTGGCAAGTTTTCCGGTCCAGTCCTGCCAGCGCCGGACAATCACGTCGACATACTTCGGATCGAGTTCCATCAGGCGCGCCGTGCGTCCTGACTTTTCTGCGGCGACCAGGGTCGTGCCGGAGCCGCCAAAGGGGTCAAGCACGACGTCACCGGGTTTGCTGGAGTTGCGAATGGCGCGCTCCACCAGTTCGACTGGCTTCATGGTCGGGTGCAAATCATTCTTGTGGGGCTTTTTGATCTGCCAGACATCACTCTGGTCACGGTCGCCGCACCAGTGGTGCTTGCCACCCTCGGGCCAGCCGTACAGAATCGGTTCGTACTGGCGCTGGTAGTCTGAGCGACCCATGGTGAAGGTATTCTTCGCCCAGATGATGAAGGTCGACCACTTGCCACCGGCCTCGCGAAACGCCGCTTGCAGGACATCAAGTTCACTGGACGACATGGCCACGTACACCGCACCGGTGCAGTTGGCCATGATGGGTGTCAGTGCGGCCAACAGGAAGTCGTAAAAGCCGTCGCCCAGGTTGTCGTTGAGGATGGCCCGGTCTTTGCCACGCATCTTGTCCTTGGCGCTGTTGGCATAGTTGACGTTGTACGGCGGGTCGGTGACCGTCATGTCCACGTCCGTTCCTTGCAGCAACAGCTCGTAACTTTTGGCATCGGTGGCATCGCCACACAGCACACGGTGGTCACCGAGCAGCCAAACGTCGCCAGGGCGCGAGATAACTGCATCTTGCGACTCGAGTACCTCATCGTCGCCGGTTTGGCCTGTGTCGCCTTCGTCGCCCTCGAACAGGTCGGCCAGTGCGTCGACATCAAAGCCGGTGAGCGACAAGTCGAAGTCGTCATCGCGCAGGGCATCGAGTTCCACCCGCAGCATCGCATCGTCCCAGCCTGCGTTTTCAGCAATGCGGTTGTCCGCAATGATCAACGCGCGGCGCTGGGTGGGCGTCAGATGGTCAAGCACCACCACCGGTACGACTTCCAGACCGAGCTTTTGCGCCGCAGTCAATCTGCCGTGGCCCGCCACGATGATGCCGTCACTGCCAGCCAAAATGGGGTTGGTAAAGCCAAACTCCACGATGGACGCAGCGATTTGCGCCACTTGTTCTTCCGAATGGGTGCGGGCATTTCTGGCGTAGGGCAGCAGTTTGCCGGTTGGCCACTGCTCGATTTTGTTGGCCAGCCAGGATGCGGTCATGGATTTACCTCTGCGGATTCAATTGATGGGGTTGCTGGCGCGTGTCGCTCTGCGGCGACTGCCTTGAAGGTCTGGCCGGTCGCTGCGAGCGACACCGGCACATCGGGAAAGTTTTGCTGGAATCGAATGACGGCCACGTCCACGTACTGCGGCGCGATCTCCACCAGTCGGCACTGGCGACCACTGCGCTGTGCGGCCAGCATGGTTGTGCCGCTGCCGCAAAAGGGCTCGAACACAATGTCACCGGCGTCTGAATACGCTTCCAGAACAAACTGGGGCAACGCCACTGGGAACACGGCCGGGTGGTCAATGTCCTGACCGATCTTGCCCTTGTGGCGCATGATGCGAATCACCGAGTCAGCGATTTTGGTGTCTTGTGTGAGCGTGCCGACATGGTTCCACGAGGTTTTGCTGCCATCTTTGTTGCGCATGCCACCGGCGCTGGTGCCGTCACCGCGCAGATGAGTGTCACGCCCAGCGTAGATGCAGGGCACGTTTTTGTTGGGTCTGCGCACCTCGGAGTCCTTGCGATTGAAATGAAACACGAACTCAAACGCTGGCGCAAAGCGACCGCTCCAGTCACCCGGTAGGCCCGGGCCCTGGTCCCAAACGTACCAGCCAAAGCGCCGCCACCCCTGCTGGCGCATCCAGGACAGCCAGCCATCCCAGTACGGCATGACTTCCTGCTCGCGGTGGATCAGCCCCAGGTTGACCAGCACTTGACCGGTGGCAGCCATGGGCAGGTTCGCGAAGACCGAACGCATCAGCGCGTCCCAATCAACAATCGTGTCGGTGTAGTCGCGCTGGGTACCGTAGGGCGGCGAGGTGAAACACATCGCAGCCCTTTCAGATTGCATCAGGGCGGCGACCACCGCTGAGTCACCGGCATCGCCACAGATCAGACGGTGCGCACCAAGCAGCCAGACATCACCGGTTCGGGATACCGGGTTGACCGGTGCGTCTGGTACCTCGTCACCAGCGTCTGGGGCATCGTCGGATTCGTCATCGCCTGCCGGGTTGTCGCCGGTCTCGCCATCAATGTGCTCGGACATCATGGCTTCGATCTCAGCATCCTCAAAGCCGGTCAGGGCCAGGTCGTAACCGGACTCACACAGCTCGGTCAGTTCAAGGGCCAGCATCTCTTCGTCCCACCCGGCATCAAGTGACAGGCGGTTGTCGGCGATCACGTAGGCGCGCTTCTGGGTGGGCGACAGGTGCCCCAGTTCAATGACCGGAACTTCTGTCAGCCCCAACTTGCGCGCAGCCGCCAGACGTCCGTGCCCGGCGATCACGCCGCTGACACCATCAACCAGCACCGGATTTGTCCAGCCAAACTCGGCGATGCTGGCGGCAATCTTGGCCACCTGTTCTTCGCTGTGGGTGCGAGGGTTGCGGGCGAACGGGATCAGCGCGTCAACCTTGCGGTACTCGACGTTGAGAGGATTCAAGGGTTTCGAGCTTTCCAAAAAAGTGCGGCCCGCACAGGTCTGTGAAACCTATGACGGGCCGCGAGGTGCGCCATCTCAAGCGCTGGAGTTGAACGAAAGAACCCGCCGTCAGAAGTTGCTGAGGGCGGGTTCGGGAAAAGTCAGGATACGAAAACTTAGGTATCAGGTCGGCAAAGGGTGTGAATTGAATTCCCCCCCTTGTGCGCCAAGGTGCAAACCTGCTGCTGGTGCAAACCCCTGCAAACTCTGGTTTGCAGTCTGTCGGTGGGCGGGTCTTGCGCTGTTGCCCCCCGCATAGGATTTTCCGAAAGAAGGACCCCTTTTACCTGGGGCAGAGTGGCTATTTTCCAACTGATCGTCAGCGGTTTTCCCCATCCATAGCCGTAAATATACCGAAAAACAGGCTGGATGTTCGTAAGCGCTCCATGAACCCCAGACTTGTAACCTGAATCCAAAGACGCGATGCTTTGGCCATCTAAATTCAGATGGAAAGGCAAGCATGAAGAAGACGAAGCAAGATTGGGCAGGCCACGTGGCGG